CCTTGGGCATCATCAGCGGATTTCCTCGCAAATGTACGAACAGTCACCCATGGTGATGACGTTCTTTTTTCGGTTAGCGAAGAATACGACGGATTTACTTCTGAGAACATCGGACTCGCGCTTGCCAACATTGGAATGACTTTCACACCAGCAGACAAAGGAGGCGTTGCCTCACTCGCTCGACCAATCGAAGAGACAACATTTCTCAAAAGAGGCTTCAAGAAAATTGGTGGCATTTATCGTGCCCCCCTCGACACCAAGAGTTCTTTGGAAATGGCGAACTGGATCACAAAAACGGCCGATCCAACCAAAGCAACAATTGACAATTGCGAAGCAGCCTTTAGAGAACTTGCTATCTCAGAAGATGACCTTACGCTACAGAAACGGATACGAGATGCGGTTTACCGCGCGACCAACGGACGACACACATTGCAACTAATCACGCAAGAGGAGGCTATTGCTTCTCTCTTTAAAAACTTCTGACGCCAAGACCCCTGCCTCGTAGAGTTTTCTAACTCGCCTCTACTTGGTAACGCTAGCATCAGAATGCAAGACAGAGTTATTTGGGCTCACATGATTGTAGAAACCCATCTTAAGACAATCGCTTCAACAACACCACCAACAACAGCACCAACAGCACCAACTGAGCCAACAGCAAGAATGGCAAATGACCTCGCCACCAAAGCCTCAGCAGGCCTAAACCTACTGTCAGCTAAAGTGGACAACCTCTCCGGAAATTCATTTTCCGACCCGGACAATGCAGAGCCAAACTCCGCAGTCGAAAGACCACAAGGAATCACCACATTCGTTGATGGAGAAGACACAATGCAAGATTTGGCCACAGCGACGCTCACAACACCATCAACTAAACTCATGCCGATGAGAGACAAAGACACCGACTCTGTCGGAGAGATCCTCTCAAGACCAACATTCCTCTCGAATGTCACCTGGTCAGCCTCCCAAACAATCGGGACTATTCTGGCTTACTACGACTTGCCAGAGGCTATTCTCTCAGCATCAACCATCAAGACGTGCAAAGCACAATACAATCAGTTCATGAGGGCTGATTTGGTCATCAGAGTCGAAGCCTCGCCTGTCCAATTTCAAGCAGGACGCCTATGGGTTTGTTTCGAACCCTACAGAAACCAACGAGGATCGAGGAGAGTCTATGGATATCAACAACAATTCACAGCTCTCCATGGCATCGCCTATGATCCATGCAAGCCAAATCCAGTCGAGCTGAGAATTCCATTCTCAAGTATCGTTGCAGCATGGGATTTGCCCATTGGGCAATTTGGCATGGGCTCCGTTCTTCTCTACGTGTTGTCACCTCTAAATTCAGCATCAACAACTTCGACAGTTACAGTCTCAGTCCAGGGATGGTTCGAAAATGTCGCTCTTTCAGTGCCTACACAACAGGCCATGCTAACCGCACCAACGCGGAATGATGCAAGACAACATCTTCATGGAGAACCAATGAAGTTTCAAGCCTCAGAAGAAGGATTGGCCCAAACACACAGATACTCAACAGCACTCTCACGAATCGGGAGAATTGCGACGACTCTTGGCAATTTTCCCTTCCTCTCATCAGTCGCGATGCCCGTGGCCCACTTTGCAAACGTGGCATCATCATTCGCAGCATACTTTGGCTTTTCGAAGCCACCGGATGTTTCTGCACCAACAAAAGTCACAGCACACAACAGATCAGCTTGGGCCAATTCAGACGGACCCCTCCCTCTCGTCGTGCTCGGAGACTCAACGCAAAACGCGGTGGACCAAACAGACAGGTACTTTCCAAATCCAATTGACGAAATGGATATCGCGTACATCTGTTCAAATCCTGTCGTCACAAATCAATGGTCCTGGTCAACAGACAACACAGTCGGACAACTCATCACTGTGCTACCAGTCCACCCAGGAGTCTGCAACATCCTCTCAAGCGCTGGAACCTACACTTTCGACACTTTCATCCCAACACCAATGGCTTATGTCGCTTCAATGTTCAAGTATTGGGGAGGCGCGATGAAGTTTCGAATGGAGGCAGTTTCAACACCTTTCCACGCAGGGAGGCTTATGATAGCTTATGTTCCAGACTATGACCCACTAGGGGGCACACTCTCGATCAACGACGTTGGCAACAACTACACTGTCCTCTGGGATATCACCGACTCTTCCCAGATCGAGTTCGAAGTGCCCTACATGGCAAACACGCCGTATCTCGACGTTTACCTCGACGATGCCTCCTACACGAACTTGAAGGGGGCAGAAACTGGTACGACACCGAGAAACAGGATCAGGAAAGTCCAGAATGGAGCTATTGTCGTCTTCGTCCTCAATCAACTGGTCACCCCGTCCTCAGCAGCCTCAACAATTTCAATTATCAATTGGGTTGCAGGTGGAAGAGACATCACATTTGCTGAGCCAGCACTAGGAGCCTTCAGACCATCAGAAAGCTCGGCAGCTCGAATCGACTATGTGGGAAAGTTCTATGACGGAACAGCCATGACAGCAGTCCCAGGCACAACACTTCCAACAAGAGCGGCTGACGATCTCGACACAATTGTCGAGAAACTCCATGAACTTTCACTCGAAGACGAGGAATTCTCCTACCAATTCGCGCCATCTGGACTGACCTCAAAAGGACCGGACGCCCGAGCAGGAACAGGACCACAGCGCTTGCCCTACAACAACTTCATCCCACCGAAGTACCTTGACCCGGTT